ATCATGGAATGTTTCACTTTTTCAATGATGCATTCTACTATGAACAGTATTCAGTCATTGCACCAATGTGGTGCTTTACTACTATTCCAACTGCTACTTACAATGCTGGCGCTACTTCTATAAATGTAGGATCTGATTTTGCTGACGAATATGCAGTTGGGGATTTCATCTTAATTAGATTAAGAGATGATTCTTCCTATTATGATCCACGATGGGTTACTGGAATTGTTGGTTCTACTATTACTTTTACTCCTGGTCTTGTGAATGACTATCCAGCCAATTTTGCTTTTGTTGCTCCTGCTATTGGAGGAATAGCAAAAATAAGTGGTTTAGAATCTATTGCTCGTATGGGTGCAGGACACATAGATGTAGAGGTGACTGAGAGAGTAGTCACTTGGTCTAATGATATTACTTATCTCAATACCACTCCAGAAGGATTTCTCGTTCGAGCAGATGAAGTGTCTATTACAGGAAATTTAAATTCTTCAAGATTGACTCTTGGGGTGGAAACAGGTGTTCCTGACTACTACAACTATCTTGATCCTACCAAAAGACATTCTCATGTTATTAGAAATTTCACCTTTCCTTTCTATGACAAAGCAACATGGCAATATATGAGACAGCTATTTTTTAATGTAAGAGGTAGAGAAGGGACAATTCATGTTCCAACATTTGAAGGCAATCTAAGAGTTTGGGAAGATGTTTCTGTTGGCTCAAGCACCATTAAGGTATCTCCACGACAATATTCTGAAATATGGACGATCTATCCTAAACTTGCTGTAGAATATTATGGAGGATTGACTTGGGAAATATTAGATGTAACAAATGCTACTCAGACCAGTACATATGCAACTATTACTTTGGCTAATCCTCTAAATGACAATCTATCTGTGAATGATCCAATTAGCTATGTTCCTAAGTGTAGATTCTTAGAGGACGAATTTACTATTTCATTCAAAGCAAAAAATGCTGGATATGTAGAAACAGCATTTGTAGAAGTGGAGGCATAAATGATAGTCAATCTATATGAATTAAGCTATGAATCGCAAACACTTTATCTAAATTCTTCTAATCATGATATGGATCTTGTTGGATTAGGCAACTACTATGCTGCTCCTGGTCAATTTGGAGATGTTACTCATGACTTGAAAGAAGATACGAATGAAGTAGAATGGCGCATGCCTTACTATTTTACTCGATATGAAAGAGCAGCAATTCCAATAGTAGATGGCATACTATCATATGCTGCAAATTGCGTAGGTCTCGGTCTTGTTACGTTAACAGTAAGACGGTATGACTTTGAAACATATAATCCTTCTACAGCAGTTATTATCTTTTCTGGAGTTGGGGATACTTTTGGAATGACCGACGATATGTTTGGTATAAAATTTAAAAGTATTTATGCTACAATGTCTGGATTAGGATCAAGATTAGTATGCACTCCTCTTTGCACAACAGAATTATATTCTACGATGTGCAAACTTGTAAAAGCAACATATACATACGATGGAACAATTACCTATCTTTCTGATGATCGTACCAGAGTAACTGCTGGAATATTTGATGCTTTTGATAGTACATATTTTACATATGGTTATATTGTTTGTAAAAATGAGTACAAATATATTATTGGGCACGATAAAGCTACACAGTCAATTTCTATGATTAGTCCTTTCAGTAAAAATATAATAGTAACAGATAATTTTATAGTTTATGCAGGTTGTGATAAAACAGTTATAATGTGCGCAGATAAATTTAACAATGTAGAAAACTTTTATGGTTTTCCTTATGCTCCACTTGAGTCAGCTGTATATATGGGTATGCGTGGTAGTGGCCAAGAAGGTGGCGGAGGGAGTAGTGGGTAATACCACAGACATACAATTGTTTTTAGATGAATTGAAAAGTTGGATTGGTACTCCTTTTGGTACTGGAGATCCCATTAAAGGTCGTGGAACAGACTGCCTGAACTATATAATTAAATCTGGGTCTGAATTGTTTCCTGAATTTAAGAAAACATTTGAGTTTATATATCCCATGTCTGTTCGTGTAAAATTCAATGTAAAAAATATTCCAGAGATGATTAAGTTTCTTGATGGCAATGAAGATGTGATATATGAAAAACCAGACAAAGAATATAAAGCAGGAGATATTGTGATATTCAAATATGGTAAACTACTTTGTCATTGTGCTGTATTTCTTGGTGATGGATATTTTATAGATACTATGAAAGGTCGTTCAGTAGACATAAAGTTCTTTTGTCCACAGGTAAAGATGCAGATTGAAAAAGTGTTTCGGATAAGGAGGTTTGACTAATGGGACCCTGGGCAGTTTTTGCAATAGTAATGCTTGTTATAAATACTGCTTTGATGGTTTGGTCTATGGCTCAAAGCAAAGACGCAGCAAGTCCAAAAGATGCTACTCTGGGTGAATTTCTATTTGCTTATACTAAATATGGTACTCAGATACCTATTGTATATGGATGGGCGAGGGTTGGTGGTGTTATTATAGACCAAGCTGACTTTAGTACCCACAAACAAACAGAATCTCATGATACAGGAAGTATGTCTTCTGATGTAAAGACATATCAATATATACATAGAATTAGGCAACAAGTAGCAATTACTGCAGGAATGACCGATGCCTTAGTTTGGTATGAAATTGGAACACAGGTAAATACAGTTGGATGGGATTGTGGTGGTACAATGTATATCGATTTCCCAGAATCTGATACCAAACCTATTCGAAGTGGGAGATTGTATTGGGGTCGTGATCAAGACATAGATCCAATATTAGATAGTCTATATAGTCACGATACTCATACTCCTGCATATAAAGGTATCACATACGCAATATACCATTTCAACTTAGGAGTAATGACCAGTCCATATCCTACTTCTTATATTATCCAAAGATATGTAAATGTGTTAGATTGTGAAACAACAATTAATGGAGATGCAAATCCAGCTCAAATATTATATGACGTTATATATAATGGTTTATATGGTCTAAGATATCCTACAAATTTAATGAATAAAGAAAGTTTTGAGATAGCTGGTACTGTTTTAAATACAGAAGGGCATGGTGCGAGCCTTACAATTGGTCCAAATGAAGGACTTGACTTAAAAGGTACAATTGAAACAGTATGCGATTGGATAGATGGAACAATTAGAGAAAAGAATGGATTGCTTGAATTAAAACTGAAAAGATTCGATTATGATGTAGCAACAATACCTTCTGTAACTGCTACTGATGTTGCAAAAGGAACTATGATGCTTCAGAGGCCAGGACCGTATGGAACAAAAAATGTAATTAATTTTACATATAAAAATAGAGATAGACAAGGAGAGTCTGATTCTGTTACTTATGACGATTTAGCGAATATCAATGCTACGTCAGCTGTTCGTGTTGCAGAATTTGACTACCCAATTCAAACTACCAGGCAACTTGCTAATCAAGTCGCTCTTCGTTTACTTCGGCAAAATAGTTATCCAAGAGCAAACTGTGAATTTATTTTAAAAAACAATACTCTTATAAATACTTTATTTGCATATGACGTATTTAAATTAACTTATCCAAGATTTGATATTGAAAATGTTGTATATAGATTGGTTAGCAAAACCTATCTGGAAGACAAGACATGTAAAATAGAAGCATTAGAAGACTTTGCATATACAGTACAAACTATGTTAGAAAGATTAGGAGGAACTACTCCTCCATCAGAAAGAGGAGCAATTACGGATCCAAACCCAATTGCATGGGTAGGGGAGAGTTCATATAAGTGTTTATATTTCATTGGGGGCAAATCTACTTTTTGTGACCTTATTGGATTTAATTTATCATCTGATTCAGAATTTTTAACACAGACTCCTTTATTTGTTTCAGACAATGTTATTGGAAAGACAAATGCTATAGAAGGTGTACTTGGAGCAACTGATACTTCTATGCAGTTAGATTTTTATGATGATTCTTTTACTTTAAATGCTCTTGGAGATGTTGCTTATTATCAGGGTGGTTATACAATAATGATTTGGTCTGGTGATGGTTCTGATCTTGAAATAATGTACGCAAGAAGTGCTACATATATTGATAATGGAAGAATAGAAATATTTCCTGGACTTATATATTACTATAGTACGGGAGTTGTATCAGGATTACTCAGAGGCCAAGAGGGAACAACTCCCCGAACTCATCCCCAAGGATCATATGTTGCATATATGCAGTCTGATTGTTTTTTGAGGGTTCATCCTTGGGTCACTGCTGGAAGTTACAATATTACTGCTACCCCTGTATATATGACAGCAGGATATAGGTGGGTAGATTCTGCTAATGCAATCACAGTAAACTACAACTATCAAGACTCGTGCAATGGAGACATTCCATTGCCACCTGCATAGAGGATTAGAGAGATGATTAACTACAAGCAATTCCATGCAGTAGTGGTGTAGAGAGATGGCAGTATATCCAGCTTACTATTGCTATGATACAGTAGACGATAAAAATGTTTGGGTTATTGCTGACTTAAATCTAAATCCAGTAAGCGTAACTGAAGAAGGAGATTGGTATAGCTGTTGTAGACCCCTGTGAATATCTTTATCATGATAAGGATGTTGTAGAGTGCAGGTATCCTGATGAGAATAAGTATATATCGGAGGTGGAGTAATATGTGGATATTAGTTAGTGATAATGGCACAAATATTAATATAGAAAAATACGATGGAGTTACGCAAGTCGGGGAAACTGTAGTAATCAGTGACTCCGCTAATA